ACGCGCAACAAGATGGCGCAACTCAAGGCGAAGCCGGACGTGTTTATCGGCGAGATTGACGGCGTGAACGGCGTCTGGCAGCGCAAGAAAGCGAAGGGCCGCAAAGGGCAGAAGCGCCGCAAGCGTTCGTCCAACGGCACGCACCGCGACGCGGTGAAGCGTTCGGCCCCGAAATTACTGATCCGGTTTGGTGACGCGTTACCGGTTAAGCCGGTGCTCGGCTATATGAAGCGCGCCGAAACGATGGCACCGAACCTGATGCAAAAAGAGTTAAGCCAGGCAATCAGCGCCGCGATGGCCAGCGCTAAATAGGAGGCACGATGAAACACGTAATCCTGCCGCCGTTGCGCGAATACGGCCCCGCCGAACTGCGCGAAGGGCGTGCCGCCAGCGCCATTGTTTACAACGGTGCGCTGCGTGATGCAGGCGAAGCCATTAAGCGCGCCGGAGGCAGCTACAGCCACGAAATCAGCGTTTATTCAATCTATCTCGATGACGAGTTCCGCGTTGATACCAACGGCTGCGAGCGCGTGGGATTAACAGAACGAATTCAGGCAACGGAGGCCCGGAGCGAAAAGCTACGCCGTGCCGTTGCTGCACTTTGTAAACAGGAGAAGTGATGGGGCAGATTGTTGAAATTCCGATGCCGCTAGCGAGCGGTAAAACAACCACCGCGTTGGCAATGTTGCGCGGTTTTCTGGCGTCCGGGAAAGTAGCGCGGTTACTAGTGCCAACTAACGGCGATGCGTCATACCTCCTGAACCGACATAAAGAATTGCCCCGCGATTCAATCATGTGGGCAGGCCATCTGCAATTTGACCAAATTCACACAGATGTGCTGATTGTGGATGATGCTGAACGTGTTGATCAATTCATGATGCTCAAGGGTGAGCGGTTCATGAATCTGTCTGTAGCCCTTCAGCATCACATTGAACGCCGCCAACAGCGCACCGCGTTTCTATTTACGCCGTCATTCAAATGACATTGGGGCCACGGCCCCAACCACTACAGTGCCGTCGCCTCTGTTTACCCCATCACGGTGGTACATCACGCGGCGGCCTTTTTATTCACACGGATCACCCATGAAAGATAACAACGCGGCCTCGGTCACTATCCTGCTGACCGCTTATGACGACAACGGCAAGCCGCTCGGCGGCATCAATAAGCTGGTAAGCGTGCAGGACATGCGCACCGCTGGCTATCCGATCCTGATGGAAACCGCCGCAGGCGCTGCCAGCGAGTTAGAAGATGTGATCAACGCGCATTACGGCATCGTGCCGCGCGGCTAATTGGGGCCACGGCCCCAGCAGGAGAACAAATGAGTAATCGCGAACCAACGGCAGAAGAAATTGAAGCGATCAAGCAAGACATGATGAGCAAACGTGAAGCCGCAGAGCAGGCTGCTTATGCGTACTTCTGCGCGTTGCCTATTGGTAACGAGCGAATTCGTGCACACGACGTTTACCAAAATATCCGACTGGCTACCCGCCTTTAATCCGGGCTTTTTTCATATTGGGGCCGTGGCCCCAACAGGAGCAGAAGAAATGAAACCACTGAGCTACGAAGCCCGCACCATTATCCCTGACAGCGCTGACGTTGACCGTATCGTTAAAAGCGTGATGGCTGATGCGCAGTTCGCACAGCAAAAGTGCCGTCCCGGTGACGCATTACCGCAGAGCATGACGGCGAAGCTTATGGCGCAGGCAATCAAACGCCGCCTCCACCAGCTAATCAGCGTTGAGGTTGACCTTGTTATTTCTGGTTCAACTGACGAAGACGACACGCCAGCACCGGTGGCGCTACCAAACGGTGCGCGTATTGATTTTCTGAGCACGGCGCGACTGGCGAAAGAACGCGGCGCGCCGTCTCACATTGTGTTTGATGAAATCAGCGACTGGGACATGGATCTTGAAGCATTCGCCGCGATACGCGAGGCAATGTCTACGCGCAAGCCCACGCCGGTGCCGCTGCTTTTCCCCTGGATGCCCGGCACCCTGATTCGCCCCCCCGTCGAGGTGGTTCGTGGGTCCCTCCCCGGTCTTATTTAACTCGCGGGCATTGCGCGCCGCGTGTTTTCACTAGCTAAAAATTTTTCGTTTTTTGGGTAACAGGTAACAGGTAACGCGACCAATGAATCAGGCCGATTTTGCAAAACTCCATGGCGTTAGCCGAAAGACGGTCACGACGTGGAAGGCGCGCGGCTGGCTGGTTATGGAAGGCGATGAGGTGAACGTCGAGGCGTCAAACGCCAACATCGAGCTTCACCGAAAAACTGTTACCCCGCCCGAAAAAAAAAAGAGATCGTCCGTAATCGAGGTAACACTCCGGCTGCGGATCGAGGTAACAGCGGACCAGTCAGTGACGGTGACGGCGACGACGACGAACACATAGCTGACGTTGCCGAGCGGCTCGTTAAAGAGTACGGCGCAAACCTCTCGTTCGACGAAGCGCGAACGGTAAAGGCCAACTTCCACGCGAAGCTGGTGCAACTGGATTACGAACAGAAGGCAGGACGCCTTCTCCCCTTTGAAGCCATGCTCGCCACCATTGGCGACGAGTATGGACGCATCCGCACCCGCCTGATTGCAATCGCCCCCGAACACGGCCCACGGCTTAGGCTGCTGGCGCTAACCAGTGACGACACGGCATTCACAGCGGCGCTGCAGGAAATCATCCACGAAGCTATGGAGGAGCTGAGTGCTGATGGGATCACACCACCAGACAGCGGATAAGCCGACAGCCTGGCAGAATTTCAAAAGCCTGCTGTTAGCCGTTCGCCGGGCGCTAAAGCCGCCCGAACCGCTTCGCCTCAGTGAGTGGGCGAACAAATACGCGATGCTCTCAAAAGAGACATCCGCACAGACAGGCCGGTTTCGCTCGTTCCGCTATCAGGACGGCATCATGGACGCTTTCACCGACCCACTGGTGGAAACAATCAGCGTCATGAAATCCGCGCGTGTGGGTTACACGAAGATTCTCGATCACGTCATTGGGTACTACATCGCCCACGACCCGTCGCCAATCCTCGCTATCCAGCCCCGCGAAACGGACGCCGAAGACTACAGCAAAACCGAAATCGCCCCCATGCTTCGTGACACGCCGGTCCTTGCAGAAGTGACCGGCGGCGCGAAAGCCAAAGACTCTAACCAGACGATCTTAAAGCGCACGTTTGCGAACGGCGCGAACCTGACGCTGGTTGGTGCAAACAGCCCCGGCGGTTTCCGTCGTATTTCCTGCCGCATCATTCTTTTTGATGAGGTGGACGGCTACCCCGCCAGCGGAGCCGGTAACGAGGGTGACCAGATTGCGCTCGGTAAAAAGCGCTCTGAATCCTTCTGGAACCGCAAAATTGGCATCGGTTCGACGCCAACCGTGAAAGGGATCAGCCGTATTGAAAAGTCGTTCAACGAGAGCGACCAGCGGTACTTCTTTGTGCCGTGCCCGCATTGCGGCGAAATGCAGGTGCTGGAATGGGGCGACCGCACGTCGCCTTACGGCATCAAATGGGACCGCGACGCAGACGGCAACAGCCTCCCCGAAACGGTCTACTACGCCTGCAGGCATAACGGCTGCGTAATCCAGCATACCAGCCTGCCGCTGATGTTACAGGGCGGTGAGTGGCGCGCCACTAAGCCATTCAAAGGCCACGCCGGTTTCCACATCTGGACCGCCTACAGCCTGTTCCCGAACGCAGCCTGGAAAAAGCTGGTCGAGGAGTGGTTGAGCGTTAAAGACGACCCGGTCATGCGGCAAACCTTCATTAACACCACGCTGGGCCTGCCTTATGAGGATTCCGGCGAAAAAGCCCTGAGCGAGAAAAAGCTGGTCGAGCGCACCGAAGTGTTTGGTGCCGAAGTGCCGGACGGCGTTGCGCTGTTAACGGCTGGCATCGATACGCAGGACGGGCGACTGGAAGTGGAGGTGGTTGGCTGGGGCCGCAACGAGGAAAGCTGGTCCATTGCCTACGACGTGATCGAGGGCGATATGGATACGCCGGAACCGTGGGCGCGCCTTGATGCGTACCTGAAACAGGTATGGCGTCGTGCTGACGGCAGAGGCTTCCCGATTATGGCGGCCTGTATCGACTCAGGCGGGCACCATACGCAGGCGGTGTATACGTTTGCAAAAGAGCGCATTGGTCGCCGCATCTGGGCGATTAAGGGCGAATCAGCCCGCAACGGCAAGCGTTCGCCGGTATGGCCCAACCAGAAGCCATCCAAACGCAGCAAGTCGGCTTACCGTCCGATCATTATCGGCGTCAACGCCGCGAAAGATGCGATCCGCAACAGGCTGCATCTGGACCCGCCCGCACCGGGCGAAGCGCAGGCCGGTTACATGCACTACCCGGTTGACCGCGACCTGCACTATTTCAGCCAGCTGCTGGCAGAGAGTTCCATCGTGAAGCGTTCCGGCGGCTACCCGTACCGCGTATGGGAACTGCGACCGGGCCGCGCCAACGAGGCGCTCGACTGCCGCGTTTACAACTACGCGGCGCTGCACGGCCTGATGCATTCCGGCCTGAAACTGAACGTGATCGCCGCCAGCGTGGAAGAAAACACCGCGAAACTGATTGCAGCCCCGGCGGTAGTTGAGCCGAAGCCGAGCTTCCAGTTACCGGGCGTCATTCTCCCCGCTGAAAACACGGAGCCGCGTAAACGCCGCTCCAAACGACTCCCGTCATAAGGCACCCCCATGCACCCAACACGAAACAACCTGCTGGCTGGCATGAGCCGTGCGCAACTGCAGGCGATGTTAACGCAGGCACAAACGGCGCTCGTTGAACTCCAGCTGGGCAAAAAGGGCGTCTCATTCAGCTACACGCAGGGCGACGGCACCCGCTCGGTTAGCTATCAGCCGACCAGCGTTGCCGACGTGACCTCGCTGATTATGCAGCTACAGCAGGCGCTGGGTATGCCCGGTTCCCGCCGTCGTGCTGTGAGGTTCCGTTACTGATGAATACGAACGACGTCCGCATTCTGGGCGCTGACGGGCAACCGTTGCCGCCATCACGACCCAAATACGGTGCGCTGAACGGAACCGGGCGCGTTCCGTATGACGCTGCTGATTCACTGAGCGACCAGATGTCGGACTGGCAGCCAGCGTTATGGTCGCCGGATAACGAGATCAATATTTACCGGGACCGGATGGTATCGCGCATCCGCGATATGACCCGCAACGACGGCTGGGCCAGCGGCGTGGTAACGCGCATTCTGGACAATGCCGTGGGCGCGGTATTCCGGCCCATTTTTAAACCCGATTATCGTTATCTCGCCATGCTGACCGGCAATGCCGGATTCAACGCGGAGTGGGCCGACGAATATTCGCGGTACATGAACGCGCAGTGGCGAACGTGGGCCAACGACGAAGGCCGCTGGTGCGACATGGAACGCAAGCTGACCGTCTCGCAGATGCTTCGCCTTGCCATGCGTCACAAGCTGGTCGACGGCGACTGCCTGGTACTGATGCACTACGAGCTGGAACGCCTCGGCTACGGTCAGGCGTCGTATGCCACCGTGATGCAGGTTATCGACCCGGATCGCCTGAGCAACCCGCAGCAGGTTTACGACATGCTGCAGATTCGCGGCGGCGTGGAAATCGACGTTCACGGTGCGCCGGTGGCGTATCACATCCGCGAAGCCCACCAGGGCGACTGGTGGAGCGGTCAGAAAACCATGACGTGGCAGCGCATCCCGCGGGAAACGTCGTGGGGCCGCCCGATTGTGATCCACGATTTCGAACACGACCGTGCTGGCCAGCATCGCGGTATCAGTATTTTTGCGCCCGTTGTCCAGCGCCTGAAAATGCTGATTAAGTACGACCAGACGGAGCTGGAAAGCGCAATTCTGAATGCCATGTTCGGCGCGTTTATTCAGTCGCCTTACGACCCGGCAATGGTGGATGACGCGCTCGGTGATGATTCGCTCGGCGCTTATCAGGACGAGCGCATTGATTTTCATAACGACCGGCGCATTTCGCTGAAAGGCGGTTCGCGTATTCCGATCCTGTTCCCCGGTGAGCAGATCACCACGGTTAACGCCGCCCGCCCGTACAGCAACTTTTCGGTGTTCCAGGACGCGTTCCTTCGCAACATCACCGCCGCCACCGGCCTGTCCACGCAGCAAATCACGCAGGACTGGTCGAGCGTTAACTACAGTTCGGCCCGCGCCGCGTTGCTGGAAGCGTGGAAGACGCTCTCCCGTCGCCGACACGAATTTGCCATCGGCACCTGCCAGCCCATCGCCACTTGTTTCGTTGAGGAAATTCATTCCCTCGGCGGCGTGCCGCTGCCTGACGGCGCACCGGATTTTCTGGAGGCGCGAACGGCTTACAGCAACGCGCAGTGGATTGGTCCGGGACGCGGCTGGGTAGACCCGGTTGCGGAAAAAGAGGGCGCCATTCTCGGCATGGATGCGGGTATGTCCACGCTGGAAAACGAAGCAGCGGAAAACGTGGGCGAAGACTACGAACTGCTGCTGGAACAGCGCGCGCTGGAGCGTGCGAAATTCATCAAACTCGGCCTGCCGTTGCCCGAATGGATGCAACAGGAAGACGCCAAAAAAACGGTTAAAAAACCGGAGGAACAATGAAACTCCCGCTCCTAGCCCAGCGCATGTTCAACACGCCGCTGGCGCTTCACCCGGCGAAAGCCGAAGTGGCGGTCGCGGCCCTGTCGGAACGGTTCGGCATTACGCGTATCAGCGCCTCGGACTGGCTCGGCGACGATGAAAAGGAATCATTCAGCCGCAAGGGCCGCGACACCGGTTACGACGTTGTCGGCGGGATCGCCATTGTGCCGGTCACCGGCACGTTGGTGCAGAAGCTGGGCAGCCTTCGCCCCTACAGCGGCATGACCGGTTACGACGGCATTCGCCGGGCGTTCCTGACCGCGCTCACGGATGACGCGGTGAAAGGCATCATGCTCGATATCGACTCGCCCGGCGGCGAGGTTGCCGGTTGTTTCGACCTGGTAGACGAAATTTACCGGGCACGCGGCACGAAGCCAATCTGGTCCGTGCTCACGGAAAGCGCTTATTCAGCCGCTTACGCCATTGCCAGCGCTGCAGACCGCATTGTGGTCCCGCGCACCGGCGGCGTGGGTTCAATCGGCGTGATTGTGATCCACTGCGACTGGACGCAGAAAATCAAGGATGACGGGTTAGCGGTGACGATCATCAATTTCGGTGACCGCAAGGCCGAATCTAACCCCTACCGAAAACTGAGCGAACAGGCCCGCGACGCCATCCAGAGCGACGTAAACACCATGGGCCAGCTGTTCGTTGAAACCGTCGCCCGTAATCGCGGGCTATCTGAAAAAACCATACGTGAAACGCAGGCCGCGACCTATATCGCCGCTGACGGCGTAGAGCTGGGGCTGGCTGACGCCGTTGCTTCCCCTGACGCCGCGTTCCGCGATCTCATTGCACTGACCGGAGACTGATTATGTCCTTCCTTTCCAACTACGCACACCTGCTGGGCATTAAGCCAAAAGGCGCACGCGCCGAAGACGAAGACGACGAAAAGGCCAAAAAGGCCAAAGGTCGCCGCGCCGAAGATGACGACGAAAACGACCCTGACGCGGAAGAGGATGATAACGATCCTGACGCCGAAGATGATGACGAAAACGACCCGGACGCTGAAGAGGAGGATGACGAAGAAAAGCCATCTGGCCGTAAAGCGAAGGGCAAGAAAGCCGAAGACGGTGACGACGATGAAGCCGACGCCAAAGTGGCGAAGGGCCGCGCCATCGAGCGCAAGCGCATCGCCTCAATTTTCGGCTGTAAAGCCGCAGGCATTCGCCCGGATATGGCTGCCTCACTGGCGTTTAACACGTCCCTGAGCGCGTCACAGGCGATGGCACAGTTGAAGCAGGCCGCCGCGTTTGGCGCGCCGCAGGGCGGGCGTATGTCGCTCGATGACCGTATGCGCGGCGCGCAGAAACATCACGTCGGGCAGGATGCGAAAAAACCGGCCGCCACCGGCTCTGAGGGCAAAATTGCCCGCATGACCGAACTCTACAACAAAGCTAACGGAGCGAAATAATGAGCGTATCTGAATTTGGCCAGAACACATGGCAGCCGGGCACCCGTTCGGATGCGTTTATTCCCGATCAGCTGATTGCCAGCAACGCGCCGCTGATTGTGACCGACAACATCACCATCGCCGCTGGCCAGACTCTTAGCCGTGGCGCAATCCTCGGTCGCCAGTCGCTGAAATCCGTGGCAGGCGTCGCGGCATCGGGCAACACCGGCAACGGCACCGTCGTGGTATCGCTCGGCACTGCAGCGGAGGTTGGCGCGTACACGCTGACCGCAACCAGCGCGACCGAGTTCACGCTGAAAGACCCGAACGCCACCGAAGTGGGCACCGTGACCGCAGGCACCGCGTTTACCAGCAACCAGCTGGTGCTGACCGTGACCGCAGGCGCGACCGCGTTCGTCGCCGGTGATGTGTTTACCCTGACTGTGACCGCAGCCACCGGCTATTACGTGCTGAGCGTGCGCACCGCCACTGACGGCAGCCAGAATCCGGCAGCCGTGCTGGTTGATAACGTGGACGCCAGCGCCGCAGCGGTGGCAGGCAGCGGTTACTTCCAGGCATCGGTGAACGCCAACCGTATCACCTACGACGACAGCTGGACCGTTGACGACCTGAAAGCCGCGCTGCGCGGCGTGGGGATCTTCATCAAAGACGCGCTGAGCGCCACGCCGGTCTAACCGCCCCCTGTAACTCCCTGAATGTGAATTTATGCCCTTAGCCGGGCAGGGATTCGCACGTCCAATTTTCACCCGGCGGCTGCCGGGTTTAGTGAGATTTTATGAGCGATAACCTGAACATTTTCGACACCATTGAACTCGTTGGCGTGGTGCCAAACCTGCTGCTTTCGCAGAACTGGATGATCGATAACTTTTTCACAAATATCGTTGAATCCACGACTGAGAAAGTCGCTATCGACGTAGACGTGGGTAAACGTCGTATGGCCCCGTTTGTGTCGCCGCTGGTTGCCGGGAAGCTGGTAGAAAGCCGCCGTATGCAGACCAACGAATTTACCCCGGCGTATATCAAAGACAAGCGCGTACCGGACCTGCGCAAGCCGATTAAGCGCCAGCTGGGTGAGCGTATCGGTGGCTCTTACACCGGCGCAGAGCGCGCCATGCTCAACATTCAGAATGAGATGGCTGACCAGATCGACATTCTGAACCGCCGCATGGAATGGATGGGCTGCTCGGCGCTGACCAGCGGCACCGTGACCATTCGCGGCGAAGGCTTCCCGGAAACCCTAGTCGATTTCGGGCGCGATCCCGACCTGACCATCACGCTGACCAGCACGGACGTCTGGCCATCAACCGTTGCCGCTGGTGCAACCAATACCCAGCCAACTGATGACATTGAAGAGTGGCAGGTACTGGTTCTGCAGAAGTCAGGCTCGGTGCCAACCGATATCATCTTCACCAACGCCAGCTGGAAGCGCTTTAAGCTGGACACCACGCTCAAAGGCGCAATCATCGCCCCGGCGCTGACCCCGACAGGGAACATTATTAACCCCGGCGCGCAGGCGCAACTGGGCGCGGTCTGTAAGGGCTACTGGGGCAACTTCACCCTGTGGCTTTACAACGACTGGTATATTGACGACATCACCGGCGAAGAAATGCCGATGATTCCAGACGGCAGCGTAATCCTGACCAGTAAGGCGCTGATGGGCACCCGCGCGTTCGGCATGATTCTGGACCCGAAATTCAACTACGGCCCGATGGCTTACGCGCCGAAGACGTGGATCGAGGAAGACCCGGCACAGCAGGTCCTGCTGATGCAGTCTGCGCCAATCATCATCCCGAGCCGGGTTAACGCGGCCCTCTGCGCGACGGTGGTGTAACGATGGCTGCAGCCAAACCAACCGCAGCGGCGAAAGCCGCTGTAAGCGCCTCTGCGGCATCCGAAGATAAAACCCCTGCAACCACTGGCGAAGCGGCAGAAAACGCCGCTGTGGCCCAATCCGGCCCGATTCTGGAGGGTTTTGAAGACGACGGCCTGATTGCAGTTGTTGTGCTGCCGCGAAACACCCTGCGC